CTCTTCCGATCTGGGAAAAGATATGCACACAATAAGAAAAAGTATTAAAAAAATATCTCAAAAACCTGAAGATGTTTTAAGTGATTATATTTTATCTAAGTATTCAAATTACGAGTTCTGGAGAAATAACAAAACGGTCTAAACCCCACTTAAATAGCCTACGATTGATTATCATTCAAGACCACAAGGGTTTCAAATTTAAGGTAAAATTGAGTCACCTTCAAGAAAGGGTGGTTCATGTCGAATCAAGTAAAAGCCATGGTCGCAGAATATCTTCGCGTATTTATGGCAACATCATTAGCATTATTTTTGGCTGACGGTGCAGACCTATTCGCAATAGACGGCAGTTCACTTACAACTTATGTGAATGCTGGTGTCGCAGCAGCGCTTCCTCTAATCCTTAGAGCAGTGAACAAAAAAGATACTGCTTTCGGTATCACAAAATAGTAAGGAAATAAAATGGGTTTACCAATTAAAGACGGCAAAATAACTACCCCGTATCGCAAAAAAGGAAAAATGTGGTCGAAGGGTTATCACACTGGAGTTGACTTTGCAGTACCAGTGGGAACGGAAGTTATTGCTGTTGCTGACGGAAAACTTGAGCCAGCGAATTCGGGAAAAGCCTAGGGAACGCTAGCAGTTCAAAAAGTTGCAGGTGGGTGGGTAATTTATGCCCACCTATCTGAATTAGATGTTAAAAGTGGACAAGAAGTAAAAAAAGGTCAGAAAATTGGCAAGTCTGGTAACACAGGAAATTCGAGTGGTCCTCATCTGCATTTTGAGATGAGAGATAACATTCGTTGGTCTGCTGGTACGGACATTGACCCACAAGCAATCCTAAACGCTTAGAAAATGGGTCTTAGGGTTTTCCTAAGAATCTTTAGCGCAACTAGTTTAATTTTTGCGTTAGGTTTTCAATTATCTTCTGCTAGTGCAGATGAAACAACCATTGTTGTAAACGAAGAAACACCTTACGTTGATATTCCTATTGAGGCTACTGAGCCAACAACTATAACTATTCAAACAACTAACGGTACACCACAAAATAATCCTAGTTTTGTTGATTCTTGGATTGAGTTATGGCAAGACACAACAAAACTTGCAGCAGATGATGACAGCCTGCATTCGCCTACAAATGTTTTGGCTTCTATCATAACCCGACCTATTGAGGCTGGTTTATATTTTATTCGCGCAACTTCTTATCTTTATGCTGTCACTAATCAAACTCAAAAACCTATAGGAAGTTACTTGCTTTCTTGGAGTGGTGTCACAACTATTCCAACACCGACACCTACGCCAACAGAAACAGTAACGCCAACACCAAGCCCAGAACCAACACCCACTGAGACCAGTTCACCTACACCAATCCCAACAGAAGAACCAACGCCATTACCAACCCAAGAACCATTAACAGATAACTCAGATAACGAAGAGACTTTTGTTGAGTTAATTCCAGAGACATTACTAACGCTAGAGCCGACACAGATAGCAACGCTAGAACCAGAGATAGTTGAGCCAATAATAGAACCAGAGACAATTGAAACTCCTATCGAAGAAATACAAACAGTTGAAGAAAATGTTACACCCATTGACGAAAATGTGGGATTATTGGAGAGTACAGAAATAGTTCTTGCTGTGTTTACTGATGCAATTGAGCAAACTTTTGAGTTCGCGAGCGAAGTAGCAGGAGAAGTGTTTGCTATTGCTGACCAATCTGTTACAGACTTTTTGAACGTTGGGGACGATATGTCCGAAGAGGTTCGTGAAGAAGCACAAATAATTGTTGTTAGCACAATTATTGTGACCCAGTTAGCAACAGCCGTGTCCCTTGCAACACAAACATCTACATCAAGTTCTGCATCATCTGGTGGTCCAGGTGGTTCGAGTTCAAAGAAAACAGGAGCGAGAAAAAAGTGAAATTTTTAAGAGCGTTACTTAACGAAAGTTTTACTTTGGTCGGTTTGTTTATTGCTTGGTTAGTTTTAGAAGGAACTGCTAAACAGGTTACGGGGTACACAGTTGTTACAGTTACACTTATATGGTTATTTACTCTCACTTTTAGGAACACCGAAGAATGACAACGTTGATAGACTTCCAAGGTTTTCAGGTTCAGGTTGTGGGTGTCTTGGGTGCGATTATCGTTGTCGTGGCTATTGCATACAAAATGATGCTGAAGCCGATGAGGGCATGCAAAAGTTTTTTTAGTTGGGTTAATAAGTTTCGTAGGGATTGGGAGGGCGAAGAGGCAGATAATGGTCGGGATGCAGTTCCTAGTGTGATGCAAAGATTAAATGTTTTGGATGGTGAGTTGAGCCGTAATTCTGGTAAGTCATTGAAGGATTATGTGGTTCGCCTTGAGTCAAAGTTAGATAAATTAGTTAAACGTATTGATGGTATTGAAGACCGTCAAAAAGAAATTCAAGAATCAGTTAAACCTAAAAATTAGAAGCCTAGAGGCTATCTGACGAAGATAACCCCTAGGCGTAACGCTATGGACATCTCTAGGGAGAGAGAAGAGCCAAGCACATCTATATTTTGACACACATACCCTAACCCTTGCTTTTCTAAACCCTAGTTGTATAGTTGTGGGCATGGGAGAAATATTAGAACACGACTTACCTGAAGAAGAATCCAATCAGTCTGAGGGTTTCAAGGTCACAGATGATTTCAAAGCAGATTGGGCGTTACGAAAGTTTCGCGCACTCCAGCAACGCATTCAGTTAAATGAAGAGTTGGCTGATAAAGAAGTTAAAAGAATCAAAGAATGGTTGCAACAAGAAAATCTTAAAATAGTTCAGAAACAAGAATTTTTTGAAGCCCATCTTTTAGATTACGCGATTCGTGAAAGAAACGAACATGACAGAAAAACTATAAGTTTACCCAACGGTAAAGTTTCAACAAGGGTAACAAACGATTTACCAGTCGTTGAGGATAAGACTGAGTTCATCAAATGGTCTCAAGCCAACAATCATGAAGAACATTTGAAAACTGAAATCAAAATTGATTTGGCTGAGTTGAAAAAACATGTTGCTGTTCAAGGTGAAAAAGTTATTTGGCAAGACACAGGTGAGATAGTGCAAGGAGTGTCAGTCAAAGAGGGTAAATTATCATTGAAGATAGAAACCGAATAAGGGAGAAACAAAATGGCAAACTTTCAAGACGGATTAAAAGATTATGTTGATGTTGCCGAACGCATCGCAATCTTTAGAGAGAAGTATCCAAACGGTTCACTGCAACCAGCGAACTTAAACCAACCACTGTTGACTTACTTGTTGGATGGTAAAAACTATATTTTGTACACAGCATGCGCTTATCGAACAGCAGATGATGTTCGCCCTGGAGTTGGAATTGCTTGGGAATTAGTTCCAGGCGCAACTTCTTTTACGCGTGGCTCTGAGGCGATGAATGCCGAGACAGCAGCGTGGGGAAGAGCCATTGTTGCAGTTTTGGCAGCAGATACAAAACGTGGTGTTGCCTCGAAACAGGAAGTTCAAAATAGTAAAAACACAAAATCAAATGTTGTAGTTGATTCTGACAAATTGTATTTTGATTTCTTGGCAAAGATTCAAGATGCAAACGATGAAGCAGTCTTAACTTACGTTGCTCAAGAAATTATTGACTCACACAAATCAGGTAGCATAAGTGCTGACCAACGCAGTCTTTTGCAAGAGGTCTGGAAAGCACAAAAAACAAAGACCACCGTTTAGTCTAGAACCACCATTCACCCTAGGCTAAACGGCTCTGAAAACAGGCTTGTAGGGCTTTCTAGGGGTATCTGACAGGGAGACGTAGTGAGTATCAAAATTATGACTTGGGTGTGGGATAACTCTCCCTACACTGGGGACAAACTTTTGATGCACCTTGCTCTGGCTGACACTGCCCACGACAACGGTTCTTTGTGGATGACCCAAGCACATTTGGCTAAAAAGGTTCGTTGTTCCGAAAATTGGGTTTGGCAATTTATGAAACAGATGCAAGAAGATGGTTGGATTGAAGTTACCCAAAAAGGTCATCGTGGTCGTGCCACAACTTATCAACTTTTGAAAGATAACCCTAACAAAGTTAGCCACAACATACAGACCGATAACCCTAACTCTAACTCGTTTAACCCTAACTCCAACACGTTTGACCCTAACTCTGTAGGGGTACATCCGTCTTATACATCCATCCTTACATCCAAGAACGAATCTAACGATTCGTCAGTTCAATTAGAGGTTGTAAAAGTTAAAGAAATTGCTCCAATAAATTTGGCTAGAACAGTTGCCGACCAATGGTGGAAGGAACAAAATCCTAGACCGATTGGTAAATCTGCTTGGCATGCTTTGTTGTCAGTTGTGGAAGCCTCAGTTGAAAGAGGATATTCGGATTCACAGATATTAAACGCTCTGAACAAAGTTGGAACAGTGCCGTCTTTGTCAAGAATGGACATTGAGTTGAAATCTTTTAGACCTGAACGTGTCTCATCAAATACTTTACAAGCGAAGAAGGCTATGGCATTATCGGAGAAGTTCAGGGAGAGTAATGGATAAGTCAGAAGTTAGCACACTTCACGCAAAAATATCTTTACACGATTACCGTTTTATTGTTGATGAGTTCAAAGTTTTGGCGTGGTTTGAAGTTTTAGATTCTGCCTTGACTCTCACCGATGCTTACGAATGTGTGACAAGACATTACTCCTCAAGCACTGAAATGATTATGCCAGCACACGTTAACAAGATTTGGAAAGACATTAAATCTAAGTCACAGGAATCACGAAACATGGAATATGTTAATCGGATGCTTGTTGAGTTGGAGGAATCAAAATCTTTACCCCCACAAGATTTTACAGACTTGCTTGAAAAAACAACGGGAGTTAAAACTGCTATTGCAAACAAGATACTTTTGATACCATGTCCTTTCTGCAAAGCAAAAATTGCAGAAGGTTGCAAGGAATCTGGTTCTAAAAAAAGATTAGAAAATAGGTTTGCTCATCCTTCGAGAGAAGAAAAGGCTGGATTTGAATATGTTGTGGGAAAAAAGGAATGGGTTACTACATCTAGTAGTTGATAGTGTTTCACTATGTAAAACTTTAGAAGATTTAGGGAATAGTATTTGTCGAACATGTTTAGAAATGTATGCGATTGCCAGAGTTCAACTTGAGGCTTTATGCGTAAGAGAACAGGTGCAACCGATGAAGTTAGACAACAAATTTTTCTTAGAGCCAACTTCAGTTGTGAAAGATGCTTGGAAACAAGATTTACTTTTGGGACTTCAATCCACCATCGTAAACCTAGGGGAATGGGTGGAACAAAAAAACAGGAAATCAATGACCCCACGAATCTTATCTTCCTTTGTGGAAGTGGAACAACAGGATGCCATGGCTGGATTGAGTCGAATCGTAAATTAGGTTTTGAAAAAGGTTTGTTAGTTCGACAGTCAGAGAATCCGTCTGATATTCCTTTTGAAGATTCTTTCGGTAATCTTTGGAAATTAAGTTCCGATTTTGGGAAGGTCAAGTACACTCCTTAACCCCAGTTGAGGTAGGATATTTTAAGTGCGTATATATCAGGATGAGCAACTAAAAGAGTTCGTTCTGGAATATCCGAAACGACCTTGGACAACGAATTCAGAACGTGCAGGGAATCGTTGGAAGCGTGCAGAGTTAACAAAAGAATGGCGACAAGCCTTCATGTTGTTGGCGAAGCAAGCAAAGATTCCGAGACTGGGAAAAGTTTTTATCAGAGTTGAACCTTTCCAGTTAAAAGGAAAATTACAGGACACGGCTTCATGTAATCCTGCTGTGAAAGCAGCGATTGACGGATTAGTTGATGCTGGGGTAATTAAGGATGACACCCCAGAGTTCTTGCCCAAGATTTTGTTCTGTGCTCCTGAAAAGGGTAGGGAAGCATTACGACTGGTTATTATCGAGATTAGGGATGATGAGAATGATTGAAAACTATTGGATGATTCTTGCACAAGTTTTTGTGGCAAGTTTTGTTTTGTTGTTTGCTTTAACTTTTATTTTTGCACCATTTTTTATGTTGCTTAACAATTACAAAGAGAAACGTGAGAAGTCTGAGCAAACCACAATTGTGTTGATGCACAACTTGGCTAAACAGCAGGATGAGGATTACACGTTGGCACAGTTCCTGAACGAATCGAAGAACAAATGATGGGGGTAATGATGGATGAGTTGAAAGACCAAAGCCAAAAAGATTTGGAAGAGGTTCAGATGATGACGGTGATGATTGCTGAGCATCAGAAACAGATTAAAGATTTAGGTAAACGCCGTAAATTAACCATTCTTCGTTTGCGTAAAAACAATGTTACTTATCGTGAGATTGCTGAGATTATGAATGTGACTGAGCAAAACATTTACAAAATTTTGAGAAACAACATTGTTCGTGAACCAAAATATGATAAAAACGGTAATTTGTTGAAGAAACCTGGCAGACCACCGAAGGTTAAGAAGATTCGTTAATGGGTAAAGGATTGAAACCGTCATCTAAGAGTTCAATTGGTGACAGACCTAATGGTAAAGCACGGAAGAAAAGCCCGAAGACACCAAATAAAACTGGTCGCACCGTGGATGGGTATTCTCCTGAGAAGATTAGGTTACGTGAGTTGAAACGTATGCAACCCCATGTTCCCAATCAAATAACTATTGATGCTATGAATGATGCCCGTGAAGGTAAAACTTTTAAGGATGTGTAACGAAAGACGGCTTGATTTAGAAAACCGTTTGGTTTCAGTTTTGAAAGAGTTACCTGATTCGGTTGAAGTAATGGTTAAAAAATTATCTTTATTAACATCCGAAAAGCAATTAGAAATTTTTATTCAATCTTTAAGGGAGAAGTAGTTGGAAGCAAACATTAAAGTTGGGCAAGCAGTTCAGGTTCGCATCAACGACTTAAACCCTTACCCACAGAACCCTAGGCGTGGTGATATTCAGGCTATCGCCGAATCATTGTCCTATCATGGTCAGTTCAAACCTATTGTGGTGAACAAAAAAAATAATATGATTTTGGCTGGTAATCATACTTTCAAGGCTGCTAAGCGTTTAGGATGGAAACAGATTTCAGTTGTTTATGTGGATGTTGAACCTATTGAGGCTAGACGAATCATGTTGGCTGATAACCGAATCAATGACCTTGCCAGTTACAACGAAGGTTTATTGGAAACAGTTCTAAAAACGTTTGATGATTTGAATGGTACAGGTTTCACCGATGGTGATATTGAGGCTTTGGAGAAAATAATAAATGATGGCGAGAACCCTAAATCTGATAAAGAACCTAATGAGAATCTTCAGGAAGACCCAGAAATCAAAATCTCTGCATGGCGTTTCACTATCAATCCGATTGCTTACTCTGCTTGGAAAGACCAGTTATCGCATGAAGCCGAGCAGTCGAAACCGAAAGCCACCGTCATTATTCGAGAACGATTGGGAATCCCTAAACCTCAAATAGTAAAAAGGGAACAACCAACTAACCCTTCAACGGATAATAACTTTGTACAATGTGAAACAGTTCAAATCGCAAACCTCACTTTGTATCCTGCTAATCCAAGGGAAGGTGACATTGGGGCAATCATTGAATCATTGGAAGCAAACGGTCAATACCGTCCCATAGTGGCAAACAAGCGCACAGGTCACATTCTGACAGGCAACCACACCTTTCAGGCAGCAAAAGCGTTGGGTTGGTTTGAAATCGCTGTGAGTTGGGTTGATGTTGATGAAGACCAAGAACTTAAAATTGTGTTGATTGATAACAGAACTTCTGACCTTGCAACCTATGACAGCAACGAGTTGAAATCGCATCTGATTAGTTCTGCTGGACATTTTAAGGGAACAGGTTTTCAGTCGGAGGATGTTTCAGATATTTTGTCAGGTGGTCAAACAAAACCTGGTAATCAACCTATTGGTAGAACCACATGCAAGGTTGGGGAATACAAGTTTCGTGCTTCAGCCGATGAGTTGAACAAATGGGCAAACAAAATACAAACATGGCAAGATGTGGCACAACTTTTAATAATGCCTATAGAATCATGTGACGAATATCAACAGGGGTATAATTAAATATTATGGCTGGCAGACCAACAAAGTTATCAAAAGAAATCGCTGATGCGATTATAGAAAATTTGCGACTCGGAAACTATCAAGAGCACGCAGCGCAAGCAGTTGGAATTAACAAAGGCACGTTCTACAATTGGATGGAACGTGGCAAAAATGAGCAAGACCGAATCAACCACAACCTTGAACCACTTGAAGACGAAACAATATTTATGGAATTTTTCAACTCAGTAGAAAAAGCAAAGGCTGAAGCCGTTTCCCGTAACGTTGCCATCATCCAAAAGTCTGCACACCACGGAACATGGCAAGCAGCAGCATGGTGGTTGGAAAGAACACAGCAAACAGTTTTTGGTAGGAAACAACAACTTGAGCACACAGGTGCAGAGGGTCAACCTATTAGACTTGAAGTTTCCACACAGGAAATTGAAGACAAGATTACAAGGGTCTTAAATACTCGTAAGGGTGAATAGTTTTGGATACTCGTCTAGTTGACAAGATTATCCAGTTAGAACCTGCTCAAAGAGTTGAATTCATTTCACAATTATCGGCTGACGAAAAAATGATGATTGCATCAATGTTGGATGCTGAGATTGATAACCCTTGGGCTAAGTATGAGCGTGACCCAGTTGGTTTCATCACCGAAGGTTTAGGTGAATCTTTATGGTCAAAACAGATTGAGATTTTAGAATCGTTAAAGGAAAACAAAAGAACAGTTGTTCCTGCATGCCATGCTCCTGGTAAATCACATTTGGCTGCCCGTGCTGTTGCTTGGTGGATAAGTTCGCATCCTCCTGGTACGGCTGTTGCAGTGACCACAGCGACCACGCATAGACAAGTGCGAAACATTTTGTGGAAGAACATTCGACAATTGGCTGCACAAAACAATTTACCTGGCGATGTTTTAACAGTTCAATGGAAATTAAACAACACCGTTGTTGGTTACGGGTTTAGTCCTGCTGCACATGATGAGACAGCAGTTCAAGGAATACATGCACCGAATCTTCTTGTGGTCGTTGATGAGGCAGGTGGTATTTCGGACACAATTGGTAAAGCGTTGGAATCTTTGATGACAGGTGGACACACACGTTTGTTGGTTTTGGGAAACCCTCCAACAGATTTAGAGGACACATGGTTTGAAAGAATCTGCAATTCACCTCTTTACAACATTATTCCTATCTCAGCCATGGACACACCAAACTTCACGGGTGAGAAAACTGAGCGTTGCCGTTCATGCCCAGCACATGTTGAAACACATAACGTTGCATCCCATCTTGTTGACAAAAGTTGGGTTGATGATGTTATCTCAGAATTTGGTGACGATTCACCTTTCGTTGAAGCCCGTGTTCATGCAAGGTTTCCTAAGAGCAGTGCAGGGAAAGTTATTCCGTTTACTTGGGCTGAGATGGCAACACAAAACGATGACTTTATCAAATCCGATGAGATTCGTTTAGGTGTTGATATTGCTTCCGATGGTGGTGACGAATTTGTTATCGCCGAAGCCGATGGTTACAGTGTGAAAGTTGTTCACCGTTCTTCAGGTCAAGCAAACGCTAACGCTGTTGATGTGGCACAGGTAATCCAAATGCACATAGATAATGCTGATAAGAAACATAAGGAACGTGGTATTGAGAAAAAGGTTCGGGTGAAGATTGACACGATTGGTGTTGGTTGGGGTGTTGTTTCTTTGATGCAAAAGTGGGGGGAAGAGAAACGCCACAACGGTCAAATAGTTCCTATCAACGTTGCCGAACGTGCACAGGATGAAGCAAAGTTTAGAAACGTTCGTGCCGAGATGTGGTGGAATGGTAGAACCCTTGTCCAACCTATTGATGAGAAACAATCAGTTCATTTAGATATTGACAGACAAACTTTGACACAACTTGCAGGACCTTTATACAAATCCGATTCATCAGGTCGTATCCAAATTGAGGCTAAAGCAGATATGAAGAAACGTGGTGTCCATTCACCTGATAGGGCTGAGGCAGTTCTTTTAGCAATTTATGAGCCTAAGAAATTGAAAGAACTTGTGCCAACAATTCCGTTATCGTTTGGTCAGTCTAACCCTTGGAAAGTCTAGTAAACTTGTCAAAGGATTAGCAGTAATAACATTTTAGGAAATAGATGAAAAGTTTACAAAACGTGGTAATGAGAATTGTTGCAGTGTTCGCAGCACAAGGTTTAGGTGTGATTGGGGCAGGTGCAATCATCGGAATTGATACAATGAGTGCAGTGATGCTTGCAGGTGGTCTCGGAGTTGCCACCGTAGTCGAAGGGCTTGCTAGAAGTTTCCTGAATGATGGAAAACTTTCTGCAAGTGAAATAAATGATGTTTTTGCAAAAGTAGATAAAAAAGGAGTCAATTAAATGTCAGCAAAATACCATGTAAGAAAGAACCAAACTGTTCGTTATGAAAACCCAACAGGCACAGTAACATATTTGCGAATCACTTCAGTGACAAGCCAATCAGCCGTGACTTTAGATGCGATGAATGGCAAGGCAAACATTTCAGCAGTACCTAAAAGCACAGCAACAACACCAGCATTATCAGCAGGTGCTAAAAGAGTTCGCCATGCTTGGGTAAATGCCTAAATATATTCGCCCTGGTCGGGAATTAAGAATATTTCGTGATGACACATATCATCATGCAATAATCCAAAAAGTTAACGATGTGGACAGCAACGAAGTTGAGGTTCGTATTGGAAACTTTGGTAAAGCAACAATTGTTTTAGCAGTTCAAACAAATGTTCGCCCAACCGATACCCGACCAACACAATGGTTGTCAGGGGAAATCCCAGTCGATGATTTTGTGCCACCGTTAGATGAACCATTTGAAGCATTCCCTGACCTAGAGTTGGATGATACAGTTTTCGGTTTGCTCAATTTCGCTCTAGTAGCCTAAAAAGAAGGTAGAATAAATCCCATGGGTATTTTTATGGAAAAGCAAGATTCAACAATCAACACTTCATCAATGTATTTTGATTCGCCGATAAACAAATCGGAAAGCCTTGTCAAAGCAAAAGCACCTATCAAACAGGGTGACATGGTTCGCTGGAATTCTTCAGGTGGTCCAGCCACAGGTAAAGTTACACGCATCGTAGCCGAAGGCGTTATCGATGTTCCTGATTCAAAGTTTAAGATTAAAGCCGAGAAAGATAATCCAGCAGTTTTGATAAATCTTTATCGTGCTGGTAAGAAAAAGAAAGTTATGAATGCTTACGGTATTGAAGTTGAAGTTGATGACGATGAAGAAGAAGTAATGATGGGCATGAAAGACAAGAAAGAAGAACTA